AATGTCTGGAAGAATTGATATTGCCCTTGGCAAAGTAGGTACCCTCCGCAAAGGTCTCACATGCAGTTAGGTCATTAGTGATAGAGTCAGTTAATCTGAAAACCTTATCACCAACGCTGAATCTTGGTTGAAGTGAGTTGTCCCAAGTTTCCAATCTTTCCTTAGACCAGTTTGTGGGGTTGTAGATGAGTACCCCATCTATTGCTCCAAAGTCATCTGTGAAGAGAGGAGTACCACCAGAATATCTTGTGACAATCGGCCCTGCCGTTGGTAGAATTACCGTAGTGGCTCCAGCAGATGTATATGAAGTGAGGTAAAGTGTGGTGGATTCTGAGAAGGTTCCAGTCACATTCTTGAGAACCAATACTTTAGTGCTCGCGCTCCAACTTCTAATCCACCCACTGACCACGATTGTACCACTTCCATCAAGCTGATGAATCTTATATGAGTTAGTCGTGTTCGTGAGGTCAATGGCATTGAGACTACCGAGAGGAGATTTCCCATTCATGTTGATTGCAATAGTGTTCTCAAGCCCATAACTACCACTGGCGTTTTTCAGGTAGCAATATTCTGAGACAGATTCTCCATCCATGAATGGATAGATTTTAGTGTTAGGTTTGAGATTGCGACCAGTGAATGCAATTTCTCTCTCACGCATGAATGGTAACACATTAAGGTTGGTTGCCGTATCACCATGTGTAATTGAGGGGCCTTTAGGAAGTTTACTTCGCTTAACCGCATTGCGATTATGAGAAGATTCCTCTGAGTTCTTGGAGCGAGAATTCTTGGAGCGTCTGAAGATGGAATTCACACCCTCGGAATCTGTATCCCTGTGAGGATCTCCGAGAAGATTTGTACCGAAGCCATAGACTTCCCAACCACCCCATATTGAACCATACGTGGCACCGCCGTCTTCACCAAGACTCATCGAATTCAACTCTTCATTTTCGTTGGCGATAAGTATTGGACGATCCTCTACTGAACGCCAATAATCTGTTTCGGGGGAAAGATCGATGAATCCCTTAAATTTCACAGGATTCTTCGTAGCAACTTGGAATAGGCGTGATGCTGAAACGTGTTTCAGGAGTTCAGTATTCGCATATGCGAGGGTAATGAGGTCTCCAGTGATAGAGTAATCTGATCCATCATGACCAGAAGTCTTTGTAGTATTCAGTTCGAGGTCAATAGCTCTCTCATAGAAAGAAGGTCTGAGAGTTCCACTTCTCATATCGACGGCACATTTATAATCATTGTGAGCAACATCACCCACGCTATGACTCTTGAAGTTATCGGTAATATAACCAATGATGTTTTGTTCTTTACCACTCACACTATCGATTGAGGATGATGTCTGAAGTTCCTGCTCTAGTAGAGATACTGCCGTGAAATATTCTCCAGAACTGAGACGTGCTTCCAAATCTCTGATGTCTCTCATGGTATATCGCTTATGATCGATAACTGTGGGAATGACATCTTCTGTAGAGAATGTATATGCCTTGAAGTTCAGTAGGTAAATGGTCATCCCATCACCAGAATCTTCAGGCTGAACTGGAAAGACTGCCGAACTCCCCTTGATAAGTTTGAAGTCTCCATTGATATCAAGGTATATCTTATCGATACGATTCAGGTAGTATTCAATCGAATCGATCTGTGCTTCTGAAGAGACTGCTGGAAGATTGATGATGGCAGCACCGAGAGCCTCACGAAAGCCACCCAACCTATCTACTGTAGGTCTGAAGTCCAGACAATCACTTAGGGGGTATTCTACTCCACTATTAGTAGAAATGTATGTGGGAATATTCTTGTAGGCGATCTGGCTTGGTTGATAGGACTTGACGCTGTAAAAGTCACCATCTCCATGTTGGAGGTATCTGTAGGTGATTCTCATCGGCCCAGAAGGCTGCATGGAATCATGCTTCAAGATCAAGGAGCCGAAGTCGTAGAAGTTGTCTCTTTGACCACTATCCAGTTTATACTGATTAGTGATATCAACGGCTGCTGATACGTTGTAGGTACTTGAAGCCGCCCCGAATGATGCCGTACCATCTGTGGTAATTGAGACTACCTTGAAGACATCTGGCTTGGCGAGGGTGATCGCATTCTTCTGAACACCATCCCTTGTCATAATCGTCTCTACAACATCTTCAGAGACTGACTTGAAACGAACCTTAGTGTTCGCTTTGCGAATTGTCGCTATTACGCTAATCTCATCGCCATGACGTCCACCAGTGACAGTCACAGTGAGGCTTTGAGGTAGTGTGGCAGATATGCCCCCAGAGGTTGTGAGCGCGATATCCTTTCGGATACCACTGTTACCATAGATAGAATTCTTGCTTGAGACGATGTAGTCAAGAGATCCACTCGAACCAGATACGGAGACAGGTTCAAAACTCTCATTACCAGATATCTTGAAAGTAGTTGAGCCACCAACATTCAAAGTACCCTTGAGTGTCTTTCTGATCTTGGTAAGTGTAACTCCATTAACGTCTTTAACAACATTATAAGGAAGTTTGAAGAGTAGATTGTTCTCACCAACCTCGAAGAGTGTCTTCTTCTCAGACACTCTCCCAGATGCTCCACTGTAGGTTTCGGGAGAGTATTTTTCTCTCAGACTATCACCTACATTAACTCCAATCGCATATTGCGAAGAATTTGCAATAAAAGCATCCGAAAGAGCTTGAATTCTCATCTTCTTAGTAGAAGGTGTCCACTTGGTGATGTAGGAGTAATAAGGCATATTTGAGCCACCAGAATCACGACTCTCAAGAGCAGAGAAGATACTGCCATTCTCCCAACCTGTGGTTGTAATCTTGACCCAATTCATCTCAGAGAAATTCACTCCAGAAAAGTTTTCTATCGTGATTTCCGATAATATGTTCCCACGAAACCCCGCTGGCTCGTTTCCCTCTACTACTGAACTAATCCCGAATGCCTTCACATCATCGAAAGATTTCGTAGCATTCATCTCGATATCGAAAAGATATGTCTTGTATGTTCCCGTCACACCATGAACACCACTATCAAGAACTATATCTCTAATTTTCGCAGTGCCGATTTTTCTGGCTGCTGCTGGAACTGGGCCTATAAGCTCATAGCGATAGTTTGCGAAGTCGGCTGTTAATTCTGAGGGTGCTGGGGCTGTTGTGATAATTGTATTAGTAGCAAAATCATAGGAAGAGATTCCGAGAGCAATCTTCTTATGATTCGTATTATGCTCAAAGAGGATTGTCCCATTGTTAAGCATATCTTCACCACGAATAAAGCTAATCATCGTTGAAGATAGTACCACGCTGCTTCCAGTGACACTTGAAGCATACACCTCAACTCCACCTATCACGTCGAATGAATTATTGTAGAGATCCACTCTTGGATAGGCTTCATCTAGAGGAGAATCGTTGTTGACCTCTGGAAGCATATACATGCCAGTTGCCAGAATATAATCCCCGATATTCAAAGAGCGATAGACTGTTTCAGCAATATCAGTGTCTCTCGCCTTATCGAAAGTAAGATTTGTGATTCCAGGAGATTCTACTTCGAAGCCTCGAACATAGGATTTACCTGGGCCAAGAACAGCGACGGCATTTTCCTCTGCTCCCGCAGAACTCAGGCCGATTCTTCCGTAAGCATCTACAATTGCTGAAGAAGCCTCTCGGATATTCAGGCCATATGGCTCTACTGTATAATCACCAGATTCATCATAGGTTCTCCGAGCAAGTGTTTCTGTCTTGACAACATCCATTTCCTTCATTGAAGAACGCTCAAGTTTACCATCTACAACCCTAAGAAGTTCCAAGAAATTGGTGTCTGCCTGAGCATCGAAACTCATCTTTGCTAAGGTCAAAATGAGTTTGTTTCTATCCGCTCCTGGGGCCATATAGTTTGAGGAACCCTGAGACTTATCGAGAAGGGAATCATCCTCATTTGAATCAATCACTGTATGTTTAACGTTGAAACCTATCTTGTATGATGGAGAATTGGTGTACTTGTCTAGTACCAATGTTTGCGCATCTACTATAGAGAAGATTCCATCTACGAAATAGATACCACTCTCGATGAATGCAAGAGAGCCTATGCCAATTGACTCTTCCCCGAAGGCTACTTGCAGCCACTTACCACTCGTTGTCTTAATCAATTCTCCAGGAAGGAATGTCCCTCGAAGTTCATAGTCGTCTATTGAGGTAATAGTGGCTGAACCATCAATGACACCAGAATCATTCAGATATCTAACTGTCTCAGTTGGTAGGAAAGTTGCATTCCCCGTGCGATTTACTCTGAGTGTGAGACCTTCATGTATGACTACAGAGCCAGTAGCACCAGAAGTCTTCCCAATGACCGTGACACCACCTGGAAATGTTCCAGAAATGGAACTAATGTTCAAACGTGTTGTAGTACCACCACCAACATACTGAATAAAGACGGTATTAGGATCAGATTCGGTGGCATCCTCTGAATGTACTACTCTCGCCTTGACTCCACTCCAATCTCCAGTGAATACAGAATCTCTCGAATCTGAGAGAGTATCGTAGGCACTGTCAATCGCAGTCAACTTCAAGAAGTTGGAACGAATACTATATGATAGTTGTCCAGGAACGACAACATCACCATTCTTGAATGAGGATGATCGACTAATCTGATTTTGGAGAATTGACTGTATCTGTGTCAACTCTCTAGCTTGAATTGGCTTTCCAGGTTTGAAGAGAACCTTTGTGAATCCCTTAGACTCATCAAAGTCATCAAAGTATGGAGAGGTGTTGTAGTTAGGTTTTACCATTAGTTATCTGACCTTATTCTCTTGTATTGAAATAATCAAATTGCCACCAGTCAATTCCCACCCGTTGTTCAATTTGATTGAACCCTTTGATTTGTTCTTCTTGACGATCATCCCCCGAATCTGCGGGCCATTAGTTGATTGAACAAGAACTTCATAACCAATTTGAAGTAAATCCATCGATTCTAAAATAGTACGAAAAGTTCGTGCTTTCTTTTTCTTATGAAGTTCTCGAACCTCTTTAGGTTCGATTGTTATCGTTGGATCAATAATACCTTCATTGACAAAATCATTGAATAATCGCATGGAAAGTATCCTCTCTATAATTCTATGACGATTGAAACTGATTCTGTCTCATTTGTCGTTCTCGAATTATTGATATTGGAATGCTCGACGTAGAGGACATCCCCCGAGAATTTTTTAAGCGTTCTGGTGTACACATTGCTCATCATATAGGTATGTGCCGTAGCTATCACATTGGTATTACTATCAATCGGATTGACAACGATAGCCTTCGCATTGTATTTAGTCCCGTAAGGAAAATAACCAACCTCATTATTAACAATTTTCGTGTTAAACATCAGGTGAGATGCTCTCAGAGCTTGGGCTGGATCGAATCCGTGGCCACCCTTGGGAGAGATTTCCGCTCTAAATCGAGCCTCGCCTGTAGTAGGCCCGCTTCCAGTGTATGTAATGTCCACATTTGCGAAGTGATAGCCTCTGCCTGGGTTAGAGACAGTGGAAGTTTTTGCAACTCCCCCAGCAACATTGACAGTTCCAACAAATGAGACCCCATCTGTGTAATCCAAGGCGAGATCATAGTTGCCGTCTGTTGGATATCCACCAGAGTCTGTAATGGATATTTTATGGATTCCACCATTAATTGCATTCCCCCGTACTGTAGAATCTGAGAAAACTGGCATCCACACATTGTTGGAGTCCAGGAATTTGTTTGATTTTGCTGAATCGATAGTATATAGGTACTTCCACCGATACCCATCAGTTGTCTTCTCGATATCCAATCCTGTTGTTGTGGGCGCTACTGTAGATGCATTGCCACCATCATTGTCCACGCAGAGATAGGTTTTCGTGTTACTAACGAGTGTGTAACAATTCGAATTACCTTCAGTTGATAGGTGAGAATAGTAGTGGTATACCGTATTCGTCGCCCAGTCTTGGCGAGGAATGACATAGGCAACATCTGAGGCATAGATTCTTTTGGCCGCATTAGATGTTTGCCAGAAATTCAGGTCAGTGAAGATTGATTGAGATAGTGTCTGAACACTATTACCAGCCCAATTTCCTTCCTTGCCTATGATAAGATAGAAGGTATCTCCGAAGTACTCAGATAGAGAATTCTTCACCTTGGAAGCAAGGAAATGACTCCAGGAGTTTGTTGTTTGTGAATAGACCGTTGCCATAGTATGCCCTTATTATGAGATTGTGCTATATGTCGCCGTGGACTTCTCACCTTTCTGGATCACTTCAACTGAGGGATTCTCTCCGAAGAGTGCCATACCAGATGGGTGAAGAAGTTTCTTGACTATATCCTTCCAGGCATCCATCTCTTTGGACACCTTAATGACGTATGAGAGCTTCTGATAATAATATCCATCGTGAATTCTCTGGTCATCTATATTTAGTAACCCCTTTGTACTAGAAAGGTTTCCATCATACTCTGCCATTGCTGAGAGTGTTGCTGATCCTCTCGCCGTCACATTAGTTCTATCGAGGTATGAGATAATTGTATTCGCGAAAGTGGCGTTTGAGGATATCTTCGGAGATGGGAAGATGTAGGTGCCATCATTGATATTCGTGTGTGTAATGATAGCAGCATTCGAGGTCATCACCACTTCACCTATAGAGTTATCAAGAAATTCCTTCAAAGGTTTGGAATAGAAGTAGAATTGTTCTCCGAAATCTATGAAAGGATCGGTCACATATCCCCAACCAAATCCTGATGCAGTTCCAAATCTCTGAGGCCATACGGAAATCTTCTTAATCCGACCGATATCTTCTCCATATGCTACAACATTTGCACCAGTTCCAGTACCACTTGCGATAATCTCAGCATATGGAATGAACTCATAGCCGCTTCCTTGATTGATTATCTCAAAAGTCTCTACTGCTCCAGTTTCATTATTGGATTTCTTCACATAGCCCTCGAAGCCCGATCCACTACTATTCTTATGTTGGAAGACAGAACCTGTTGCAGTAGTGGTGCCGCCTACAACAATATCCTTCTGAGTGCTCCAGGGAGTTGATTCAGAAGTGATTAAAGGCTCTGAAAGATTCTTGATCCATAGATAATTCTTCTGTGCATCCCAAAATCTGACCTGTGCCGTAGCATTGCTGATGGTTGATGTGATCGTCTCTCCTACCCTAAAGTTGCTATTTACTCTATCAAGAACGAGATAATCATTTACGATCTGAATTCGATCAGAAACCTTCCCTTTTGTTATGACATATTTACTAATCTTGAAGTTAGCACTCGAAGCAGTTCCTACGATGTTAGCATTAGCCGTTGCATGAATATTGGACTTGAGGTCATCCACCTTGATATCATTGATAGTCAAGACCTTGGATGTCGCATTCCATGCAGCGACTGCTCCAAGATTAGCATTATCCTGAATCACGCTCTCTTGAATAGTATAGGTTCCAGTACCATCTCCAAGTGTTATCAAAGCGAATGCATTCGTGGCATTCCGAGAGACATAATTAGTGCCTCTGGCTGTCATAGTCAGTTGAGTAATAGGGCCTGAAGTGGTCTCAATTACCTTACCCGATCCACCAAAGCCAAAGTTCGAAGAAGCATTGGCAGTGAGAAGATCACCAATACGATTATCAACACCACCATGTAGTCTGAAGGTATCAAAAGTCATAGACCCCAAATCTGAAATTGTGTTTGAGGAGTAGAATGAGAGAGGTCTATCATCTACAACAAACCCAGATATAATTGGATGAACCTTGCCACGAGCAATGACTGTAGTGGATGAATTTCCCGAATATGCTACGACATTCTCCAGAATCCTGAAATCTCCCACAATGGACTTAGGAAGTAGACGTATCTCGGAAACTGTGTAGGAATTCAAAGTATCGTAAGAAGTATATTGAACAACATCATCGACGGTGGCTGTGGCATTGGACACATCACCAATCACCAACTTACCATCTATGTTGGCAAAACTTGCATCGGTGAATCCTTCTCCAGGAGTAACTCTCAAAGTTCTATCCATCATCCACTTACCAGAAGACGCTTCTATGTACTGTGGATAGAGGATATCAACATCTTTGGCATAGAGGATTCTGAAGAGGAGTTTGAAGGACTTTTCGCTCCCCTTTGCCTGATAGAAAGCTCTAATGTGCTTAATGAGTTTTCTCTTATCGGCGAGTACATCTCTTGGAATGTTGTTCATAAACTCTTTATGAAAATACTCAACGAAGGAGTCTATCGTATCGTCAATATCCAGAAGGTTCTGAATATCGAAGGTTCTTCCGTAGACGTTTTCTTCTCGTTCGAGCCACTCATAATATGCTTCGAGGAAATCGACAATCTTCGTCTGGCCCGACCCCGCGAAGGTACTAAGATCCGTTCTCATATACTCAGGGAGTTGTTGAGTTATCAGAGCGGAGAGTTTGTTTTTGAATTGGGCCATTAAGAAGACTACTTTATATTATGCGTTCTTATCGTCTATCATAGAGATTGAGATGTCACCGTCTTCTATGGTGATGATCTGATTTCGCACTGCGAGGACATCATCATATTTAGGCGTAACCATGAGACTTACAAGAGAACTTGTATCTGGTTTGAATGAGAGAATCTCCACCTCACCAGTCTCATAGTTCACAGTGCCAGCAGTTGAATTGAGAATTAGTCTATCACCACTTGGATTGATCTTGAAGATTCTCAGATTCCCTTTAGCGTCATCATCGAATGCACAAGTATCTTCATTCCATGTGAATGTCGAGCTACTCATTGTTCCCTGTACACTATTGGAGGGATAATCAATAGGATTCGAAAACTGAACAGTATAGTTATTATTCGAGGACGCGAAGGTCTGAACCTTCTTCTTGATTCTCGTTGTCAAGGTATTGTGCTTGATAGAAGCATCGGAACCATCAACCATTGTGACAAATGTGGAGTGTTGGAAATCGTTGTCGAATACTGACAACTCAGTGTCTCGATAATTCTGAATGTCGGATAGGACAATGGCTCTAAGATCTCCAGCGGCCCTTTGTGTCTCCGTACTATTGTAAACTACCTTAGAGGTGGGCATGAGATAGATGTAATCGGGATCAACGAATTCTGGTTGAATACTGACTACAGAATGGTTCTTAATGACATTCTCCACAATCTCATCTTTCAAAGATTCGATCAGATAGAGGCCTTCTGTGGGTTTAATTGAGATGAAGACCTTTCCATACTCTGGCGGAACATTATCATCCCCACCCCATACGTGGATGGACTTGATGTTGGTATACTCGGAAAGGAGTTTGGTCTTGTAGTCGAGTGCAGTTACGGCGCGATTTTGGGCCTCATAATTCAACGGTGCCTTATAGCGTATGGATGCGAGTGATTCTGGATTAGCACCACCATAAGAGTATGAAGGATAACTTAATGGAGCATCTGTGGTCATTCCAACAGAAGTTGTGTAATCGGTGAGAGCAACCGAGAAATCTCTGGCCCCATTTCCCTCAACTCCATGAGTTTTGAGATAATTGAGAATGACAAGATTACCATCTACAACCTTCTTGCCAACAACACCATCTCCGAAATACACTTCAAATCTTCCATCATCAGATTCCTGAAGAAAGTATGCTGTTGTATTCGAGGTGAGAGGATTCAAGTCATCATGTAAAGTATATACTGTCTGAGCACTTGAATGAAGACCATCCTGAACAGTTACACTAAGCGTAGAAGTATCAGCATCATTAGTGGGAATGATGAATTTCTGATCTGGGTCATTAGAGTCTACTAATGTTGTATGGGTTAGCCACGTTCCTTCCTTAATTGGTAATTCTCTCTTGAAGATTTCGGAAGTTCCGTTAGATGTGAGTGTGTAGGAATCATCTGGGAAGTACTTGTAGACTGTTCCATCAATCGTAGTGGTGAAGAGTGTAGTCTTGTCTATCGTTATCGAGGTGGATGCTCCAACATCTGCGAGTCCATAAACATCGACATAGGCCGTAGATGCTCTTCTTGATGTGGGAACATAGCCCAAGAGTTTAGCGATAGAAACTAGTGAACTTCTACGGCCTGCACTGTCGATGAAAGACTCATTAGCCACCATATTCAAATATACTGATACATAATGAGAGTTGTAGGACAAGAGATCGACGAGAACGTTAAGTCCAGATCCCGTGAAATCATAATCTGCGAATTGAGATTGTGCTTGCAGAAACTCTAACAAGCTGGACTTCAATCGATTGAAGTCCAGCTCAGATACGGAAAACTTTGTTGGCATTTATTTACATCCTATGCTATTTTTCTGTACTACTGGATCAAGAACATTATATCACCATATGGTTCGAAATTGTAAAATATGTGTTTTCTCACATCAATGCTTTCATCTTCAAATCTTCCAGTAACGTGATTCTCTCGAATGAGATATGTACTAAGTTGATCGTCAAGATCCTCTCGATAGATGTCTCCGAGAACTCTACTGAAGTTATCCAATTCTCCATAACTCACCAGATACAGCGTGCCAGTAGATAGAAATTCTTGAGTAGCGGATGTTGCGAGAGTCCCCGAAGTCTTCACTGACTTCTCATAAGCATCACATCCGAGAATCCGCACTCTCTTGCTGACAAATGCGATATCAAAACCAAGATCGATATCAACAATGACAGTATCACCATCAACGATTCTCTCGACTGAGGTTATGGGATATTTGAAGATATGGCGCTCTTCCTCCACCTCAGCAGATGCACAGAGGGACAAACAAACCAATAGGGTTAAATAGACAAGCATTTTCATCATTATCGTAACCTTTCCAGAAATAAATTTACATCTACCAATGCAGCAGATGAGTTCTTCAAGAAGTATGAGATATGCACCTCATATCCGTTATTCGCATAATCCGCCACCACCTCTACATTATCAAGAGAGACTCTTGACTCAAAATTGTCCACAGTCTCCTCTATGAACTTAGTGATATTTATCGCGGTTAAGGGACTGAGATTCTCAAAGAGGCTATATCTGATATTTGAACCAATATCAGGTTCAAATGGTCGCTCATAGTGATTCGTGAGAATCAGATTCTTCAGAGACGCCTTAATAGCATCCTCACCAGTGAGCTTAATCAAATCCTTGGTCACTGGGTGGATTCCAAAGTTGAGATCGAGGTCTGAGAAAGTGGTGGATGTTCTAGCAGGCATATGTCTATTTAGTCCCAGCACTGTCACCCAACAAAGATATTCGAACTACCAGTGAGGACTCGTGCGCCACATGAGATGCTATCCCCGATTCTCCCCACGGCTGTCAAGTTACAGAAAACACTTGAAGAGCCAGAAGAAAGTCTACCATTATGTTGTGACCAAGCATCCCCAATTCTATGTATGGCAGGATAGTTACCATATGTATTAGGTGAGCCTTGAGTTGCTGGCATAGGCCCATGTGCTGGATAGTGGGGTGTGCTTAAATCACCCACTCTACAAACTGGAGGTGCTGACATATCCTATTCCTATTTACCAGGGTTGATAATCAGATACTTACCGAGTATGGTAATGTAGTCTAGAGAAAATTCTGTCAGTGTTCCTATTGTAAATCTTGCCACCTTTCCTAATGTGGTGTCAGTTCTATCACCCTTAACGAGAGATGTTGACGCGCCTCCAATAGTTGTCATATGATCTCCCATAACCAAATCTGTCCTACCTCCCTGAATCGTCTTGGTCTTATCTCCCTTAATCATCTCAGTTACATTACCTTCAACGAATCTCTTCACATTTCCAGTAATCCACTCATTCAGATTTCCATTGACATAGGTGTTAATATCTCCATCAAGGGTGTTGATATTGATATCCCCCTGATTCACACTCACATTCAAGTCACCTGAATCAGAAATCTGAATGTCGAGATTCTGTCCCTCTTGATCGGTGTTTACAAGGAGTTTTGCCCCCTTGTCCACCGTCATATGACAGAGGCCGTCAACATGAAGTAGATTGTTCTTGAGTACTATTCCGTAATTATCTCTTAAGACCTTAGTTACTGAGGAACCATCTGGATGAATCTCGTTGAATGTTCCCGATCTGTGATATCTATGAGTCCTTTCGGCACCTGGAGTATCATCATGTTCCTCAATGTGTCCACTTTCAGTTTCTCTAACTTGATTGAAAGGATAGACAGCGGCATATGGAGTATCTGGTTCATCGAAAGGTTCATTGGGAGATGTCTCCGATCCCATGTGATGAGCCGCTGATGTGGAGATACCCTTCTGAGCACCATCAAGTTTTGTTTGGACTATGGTTTGGGCAACTTTCTCATTTCTCGCAAGTCTATTCGTATCTGGTTCATTCAGATGTGATTCCCTTGGATATCCTCCATAGGTACCTTCTGAGAACGTTCCACCAGAACCATCATCAATGTAATCTACTGAAATGGGTGGTTGTGTGCCGATGTTCTTCTGGGGATCATTGAAGCCAATCTGAGGTAATCCCCGCTCAATGGGAATTCCTCCGAGACTTCCCATAATCACAGGGTCTTGGAGATCATCTCCATCTCGAAAGAAGACTACAACCCAACTTCCCTCTACAAGACCTGTAGGAGCAGTTCCTATGCTATTCATAGCTGAAGAGGTTATTGGCTGCATGGGCGTAGCCCATGGGAGTTCTTCAGTAGGAATCTGAATCTTCTCTTCGGTGTGAATGCCAAGGACTCGAACGCGACAACGACCCAACATCGCTGGATCATTGCGATCCTCGATTACTCCCACACCCCATACGAAATTGCCATTATTCATAGATGTCTTCTTTATCCAATATACTTATTCAGTTTTCTCTGGAAATTGTTTACGTTTTTGATCTGTGCTGAAGTTTGAGCGGCATCGCGTTGGTCCTCTATGTTGTTGGCGATTGTTGGAAGATCCAATCTCTTTAGCCCAGATTTTCCCCAAGCCTTAAGCATTTTATCAAGAAATGGGATTTCCTCTTGAATATAGAAAGATGTTAGAGTTCTTAGAAGTTGATTCGCAGACTTCTTGAAGACGTTACTCTGAATGAAGTCCTTAAAAATCTCATCAACCCCTTCAACCATTAAGAATCTCTCGAAAACCTCTTCGACATCCTCCGGAGAAACTTTTTTCTTAGTATCAAATAAACCGTGCTTATTGAGTAATCCGAGCGAATCTATATCTTTTTTGTTTATGAGATTTACCATAGAACTATTGTCGAAATCATAGGAAAACTCTGAAAGTTTTAGACCTCGTTTGAACAGAGATTTCAGAATTCGGAATGGCTTTTTCTGATAATGGACGACATTCACTAATATATCTTCCTTTTTGAAAGCGCTTATATCACCGCCCTTCTCTATATACTCAATAATCTCCTCATCAGATGTAGGATTTTGAAGATTTGTTTTGAGTTCATCCCTTTCCCAAGTTCCTGGAATATCGGGTTCTGCTTCCAAGGTTCCAGCAACACCAGTCAAACGATTCATCATCCCCATAATACGGGGCGGGATAGTAGAATGCTTCTGCAATTCCCACGAGCCAGCTCTTAATTTCATATCCAGTGCTCTCTTAATCCACCAAAAACTGTAATTTTTCTGAAAACTTTTAACCTTGCTAAGCATCAGACCAGTGTTATGTTCAATATCAAAGATGTGATCTATCCCCTCAATCATCGCATTTCTTGAAGTAGCCTTATTCAACTGAAGCCATGCATTAGCGATCATAGCCCATTTGGCCCCACCATATGATTCGCTCCATGCACTTTGAAATCCGAAGAGTTTCGCTGCCAAAAAGATGAACCTTTTTGGTTTCCAGCCCGATTTCTTAAATGCTATGAACAGTTCTTGCGCCGCGTTGTCAGTTGGCTGGTACCTGATTCCACTCTGATCCCATTCTTTATCAGTAACTTTATCTAAGAAGAGGTGGTTCAGGAACTTTTCATGTTTGGCTATGAATTTCTCAACTTCGGGAGAATCATCAGAGAAAAAAACGTCATCGCGGGCGACATACTGGAATTCACTCAAGATGGCGATGAGAGTAGCATCCAGGAGACTCTTCTTCTGAACCTTGAGGATCTTGTCAATCGATTCACCCAAGATAGAATAAAGATCTGCTTCGGTACTTGGGCTGAAAAAGTTAATCTTAGAGTTCTGAGTCTGGAAATAGAGACTCCACAAGTAGAAGTCAAAGAGACGCTTCTCTTTATCCTTCGGCACCTTATAGGTGTAGGATATTGATTCCTTGAAAAATTGCTTATAGGTCTTCATTAGTTGATAAATACTCCCCGAGTCTCTGAATCTTCTCGAATTCCCCCAAGGATCTCTCTTGAGAGCGAATCTTTAATTAACTCAATGTGCATTGTGTATTCCTCTTTATTTATCACATGGTGAATGCTCGTAACCATAAATTTACCACTATAGTAAGTGTCAATAACCTGTTTGGAACTTTCCTGATGCTCTATGGAGGGAATCTTCAGACGAACAACATCACCAGGGCGTAAAGTGCTATCACCAGCAATAACGATATTGATTCGAACAGATGAAGACTGTCCCATTAGTGATTCTCTGAATTGCTTCCAATACTCCACACCATTCGTTGGATAGTTATCCCATTGCATAGCATGTTTCGGAAGAGTCGAGCACCGCTGATTTGGACTTCCAGAATATTCTCCCTCAATGTGATTACATAGAGGAGCATTCCCAAGATGTCCATAATTTTTCCACGTCTTGAGATAGTCGAATGTATGTCTCTGCCACTTCTTGTAGTAGACATCGTGAGTCACTAGATTACTCCCATACATTCCACCATGAAGATTACGCAAGATGTCAAACTCATTCTCAATGGAATAATGTCGAATGGCTCTCATGTCACTATCAAGAGTTCTCGCAAATGGATTGTCTGCCTCTCGGATGTTAGCAGGTTGGAAGATGTACTCAAGGTCTCCAGGTTCTGTATTCTCTGAATAGAGGAATTTCTGCTTCACTGGACTTGCTATCATCGACTCTATAGACCTGAAATGTAGGCCATTATTATCCTCATAGAAGAGGTAACTGGGTGTTGCAGCATCCTTTGAGGTCGTTCTGGCCGCTATCCAATTGATCGTCTTGATTGGTTGCCAGTTCGGAACTACGAAGTTCAGAGGCCACAGACTCTCTTCGAAGAAGTACTTCTTTTCACTGAGAAGGTCATTCTTAATTATCTGACCAACTACCTGTTCAGCATACTTAGTCCGATAGGATCGACTGATCCGAGTCTTGAGATTGGTTAACATCTCTATAGAAGTGAAGTTCAATATGTATTGCTGATCCGCATCCTTGATCGGTTCTCTACTGGCTATGTTGTAGATGAAACCAGTGAAGTTGAGAGCGTTCTGCACGACTGGAACATCGATCTTGATTCGCATCTTCTCATGGCCAAGAATGGGAAGATTATGAGGAAGATTGACAGAATCTCGAAGGAGAATGTTCCCCGTCATCGTTGGTTGAAATAGGTCTTCGAAGATGTTGATCTCTTCCATGAGCGCTCTAACATCGATTCTATTCGCATCGATAGGCTCAATGGTCAACTCATTGAGCTTGTAATCTCCTGGAGACTCTATAGTTTTGCGGTCTTTAGGCATTCTATATACGGCTCATTCGGCTCTCGAATTCTTCCACAAACTGATCGATATACTCTGGCTTCAGAAGATTGATGTTTCTTCTCGCCTCATTTTGCGTGCGCTCATATGTCGCATTCGTCACAGGCCCCTTAATTCCTGGATTAGCCCATGCTGAACTAACCGTACTTTGAATTTCTGTGGTACCGATGTCATAGTCTTTACCAACCGCAGTAATGGTATTCGAATAACCTCTACTGACCACATTTCCATCACTGTTCTCATAGTGGTGTGTGGATTCATATGAGAGATTTCCATCTAACATAAGCATCGTAGCGTTACTTCCAATTTGGTTAATTGGATTTGACTTATTGAATCGTGGGCCACTCGTAATAGATACTGTAAGTTGTTGATTTTCAGCACTCCATGCTATCACGTTCCCCGTAGATTGTGAGCCTATTTGATGTACATAGACGGGGGAAGTGGTATTAACAGTGAATCCACCTTGAGCATAGTATGAGAGTTCTGAGGTAGCATTGACCACATAGGTCTCTGTTCCTCGAACCTGAGTCTGAGTGATCTTGTTGGTTACATCAAATGCCCCCGAATTCCGTCTACAATAGAGTCTTGTATTAGCAGCCTCATAGAATAGAACATCTGCATTCGCCCCTGAGGTTGTTTGGATTATTACATTTGATCCATCAAATGTTCCATCAATGGTGGAATTCTCTAGATCAATTATGAAGACATCCTTCTCGCCTCTGACGGTATATCCAGGATACTTCTTCTGAATGAGCCTATCAAGGTCATCTGAGGCCAAGGCCCAGTCAAAGAATGGATTCACGATATCATTCATGATGAGAATCACCCAGTGAAGAGTTGCGTCACCATACAGTTTGTGTGCGATATCCTCTGGACGCTCACCTTCCTTCACCTCATAAGTGTAGAAGACTCCACCACTATTCAAGAGACCTCTCTTCAGTTGAAGTCGATGAAGAATATCTCGAACAAGAGTCTCTCTCTTCGTGTTGTCGAGATTGTAGTAAATCTGAGGAAAACTTGAAAAGTAAGGCATCTGTTAATATCCTTCGTTGATTCGCGCTTTGGTGAGAATTTCAAGTTCGTTGAATCCGAGAGTTAATTCCAATTCGACGGGAGCACCATTTTTGAATGCAGCCCACACAGCCGCGCCAGTATAATTGGTCTCGATACTCGTGAGAGCGCAGGTCGATATCTTGTTCAAGTAGACATTGGGGCCATTCTTGTGGTAATACTGAATGTCAAATTCAGCTGGATATATGAAAAATCTTGAGTTAGGCCCGCCCTTCATCTCTGGATGTGCGTAGAACTTGAGCGTCTTGATAATGTTGTCTATCACATGAGATTCTTGCTCAGTTGTTGGGGCAAACTTGAATGCAAAGGAGAATGCTCGGAAGTTCATGCCCTTGAAGTACTGCTCCATATGCGGATTGGTTGCCATTCGCTGATTACCGAGTAACTGAGATTTGAGTTGATCTGCGTCGATTCCAGTCACTGCGGAAGCTGCTCTAGCACCCACAGTAGAGGCTACTTCACTCTTTATGGTACCAAAGTCGCCTAGAGAAGATAACTTAGACAGAATGTCCTCTTGATTCTCATACTCGAAGCCATATGAGGCTCCAATCGAGGCTGGCATATGAAGGGCTATAGCTGACTTGATACGGCGAGTTGCTCTTGTCTTGATCTCGGAACTTTCGGGAAGAACTGAGTTGATAATCTTGGTTGCTGATTCAGGTATCGCGGTAGAAGAGTTTCTCGATCTATTTGAATTCGGATCCTTGGCCCCAGCAGTGCCAGTTAATATCGGATCATCTCCACCACTTTGAGTGGTATTAAGAAAGTTGCTTTTGTATTTCTCACCCCTATATGCCACCTCATTGATATAGAAGACGATAAAGTCTTCTAACCCATCTGACCCCAAAGTCTGGGGATACATCAGATTCTGGTAGTCATAGTTGTTTGCTTCAAGGGCAGCGAAAGGGCCTCGATTGCTTGTATTCCTATGTGACATAAATACCCCTGTGATATCTACAGATGCCTTGCCTTCCTATTTAGTCATTCTCCTTTGACTAAATAGAACTACTATGAGCTATAAAGGCAAGTTCAGTCCCAAACACCCAGAAAAGTATAGCGGAGACGCTGCAAAGATCGTCTTTCGCTCTCTCATGGAATTGAGGGCGATGAAGTATTTCGATGAGAATTCCAACATTCTCGCATGGAACTCAGAAGAGGTCATAGTTCCCTATCGATCCAAAGTGGATGGGCGGATGCACAGATATTTTCCCGATTTCGTGATAGCATTCAAGGATGAAACAACGGGTAGTGTTCGAACAATTATGATAGAGGTAAAGCCCAAAGCACAGACTCTTCCACCAAAACAAAAAAAGAGGAATACATCTAAGTATATTTATGAGGTGAAACGTTGGGGTGTAAATACCTCTAAGTGGGAGGCTGCTGAAACCTTCTGTGAGAGTAGAGGGTGGGAATTCCTCTTTCTAACCGAGCAACAACTGAGTTAATATATGCCACAAACCCTATTAGATCAATTAGAGCAGGAGTTTTACGCCAACGGCTTTGAGAAGGGTAGCCGAGCCGCTATTCTATGGTTCAAGGATAGAGTTTCTGAACTCAAAAGAGTTTCCAGACCACAACTCATGTCAGATGGAAAAAATCTCAAGATCAGAACATTCCTTGGGGGAATGTATTTCTTCTTCTATGATCCTAAGCATAAGAAGACTCTCCCCTACTATGATAGATTTCCTCTTGTCATCCCCTTTTCACACGAGAAAGGAGCATTTAGAGGAATCAACCTCCACTACCTTGATCCTCGAAGTAGGGCACTTTTGCTCAATAACCTGATGAAAATTACTACCAACAAGAATTGGGATAATAAGACCAGAATGCAAATGTCATGGCAGATGCTCAAAGCATCGAGTAAGTTTCATCTCGTGAAACCTGCCGTGAAAATGTACTTGAGAGATCATCTCAGGAGCAAGTTACTAACCATTAGATCATATCAGTGGCCTATCGCCACGTTCCTTCCAGTCGCGAAATTCATTAAGGCATCTCAGCAAAAAGTCTGGAAAGATTCCCAAAGAATCTCAAGAGGAAACCTATAACACATGGCATCTTTCGAAGAGGCAACTACGAGTAAGTTCATGTCTATCCTGAATAGAGAAGGTGGCGTTCTCCGAAACAATCGCTTCGGGGTGATGATCTCTCCACCCCCATCTTCTGTAATGAGAAGGGAGATGAAGAAAATGTCTGCGGATGGGCTTGATCTATCCATCTTTGGTATCATGGAACATCTATTCTTCGTATGTTCCAAAGCCAACATTCCTGGAAGAGAATTTCTTACGAGTGATATTATAGAAGGTGGCATTTCTCGAAAATCTCCCTATGGTAGCGGATACGGAGATGTTACCATGACATTTCTCTGTACCGCGAGAAACTTCGTAGAACGGAGATTCTTCGAGACCTGGACAAATGCAATTGCCCACCCACTAACTAAGGGATTCAACTACAGAAATGAATATGCCTCGACGATTGACATTCATGTTATGGATAGCCTAAATAAGGTCATATATGGAGTTCAACTGCAACAGGCATGGCCCTTGTCCTATACAGATGTTGAAGTCGATACTACTTCTCAGAATACGATTCACGAATTTGGAGTGAACTTCACCTATGAAAAGATCAAGAACTTAGACTATAAGGATAGCCAAACACAAGAGAATATTGAGGAGGAAGTGACGACAAAACTTAATCGATACTTAGGCCCCAACCCGAATATCCAACTTTAATGTACAAGAAAGGTTATTAGAATATGCCCAAACTACCAGTAATTGAAACGCCAATCTACGAAACGACCCTTGCATCCACCAACATGCGAGTGGAATACAGGCCATTTCTCGTTAGAGAAGAAAAGATTCTTCTCATGGCTATTGAGAGTGACGATCAGACAGAAATCTCCAAAGCAATTGAACAAATTGTTAGTAACTGTCTCATAACCGAGAATATCAATGTAGGTACTCTTGCATTCTTCGATGTTGAACACCTCTTTCTCCAAATGCGAATTAAATCTGTTGGAGAAATGGTTGAATTAAAATTCAGAATGCAAAAATGTCCTGAAAATGATTACAAGCCTTGTAAGAATACTATTCTGAAAAGAGTGGACTTAAGTAAGGTTAAAGTAAAAACAATCGATGGCCACTCTAACAAGATTAAGATTACTGATTCAATTGGAGTTGTGATGACATACCCATCACTATCGATATTCAATAGTCTGTCCTCAGATTCTGATACAGATTCAATTGACTATAAACTCAAATTGGTTGCTGCATGTATTGAATCAATTTGGAGTGGTGATATAGTAACTGAAACAAAAACTTGTACTAAGGATGAAGTAAACGAGTTCGTAATGTCACTAAGCCAGAGCCAGTTCAAAAAAATCGATAAGTTCTTCGAAACAATGCCGAAGGTTACTCATACAGTCAACCTAGAATGTAAGAAATGTAAACTGAAGGAGAAGATCGAAATTGAGGGCTTAGAGAATTTTTTCGCATAGGGCTTGGTGGCAATAGTTTGCTCAACTATTTCACGACGAACTTCAACTTAATGTATCACCAAAATTGGTCACTCAGTGACATAGAGGGAATGCTTCCCTGGGAAAGAGAAATGTACGGAGAAATGTTAGTGAAACAGATCAAGGAAGAAAACGAAAAGGCTAAGGAAGAAAGGTCTAAACACTGATGATCTAAAGGATTGTGAATAATGCCACCTGATAACAACAAGAGTGATCTCGCCCAAATCAACGCTGAGTTGAAGAAAAATAATGAACGCTTTAGCAATCTCGTCAAGAACGAGACTGCTATGGCTTCTCTTGTGTTACAAAATAAACAAATCGCAGAGAACATCGGGGAAGTAGGAGAGTCTCTTAAGGGGAGTGTTGCTAAGGACGTAACTAAGAAACTTGAGGGGTTAGTAGAGTCTCAAAAAGAGAATAATGTCATAACCTCCAGATGGAATAGAGACCTCACCAGAATTAAAGAACTAGAACTTGCAGCAATGTCTGACCTTGTGGATGATGAGGGTGAGCGCGAGGAAGTTCTCAAACTAATCAAATCAGTCAAAGAGAATACACAACGAAATACAGTAGGGACTAAAAACCTACTTAGTGGTATTGGTGGTGCTATCAAGTCTCAAGTAGACTTGACTGCTATCGCAGCAGGGTTTGCGACTAAGAGTCCTCTTATGGCTCTCGGTATGAAAATTGGCTTGGAATTCTTCAAGAAAAGAAGCGAGGACAAGAAGAGAGCCAAAGATGAAATGGCAGAAAGAATTCTCCTACGCAATAAAGAATTGATAATGCAAGAAGAGGCAATTAAGGATAGAGAAGAACAAAATTTCTCTGTGCCTGAAGTCAATCTTCCATCTATAGAGATTCCAGATGTTGTTTTAGAGACACCTGAAGTCAATCTTCCATCTATAGAGATTCCAGATGTTGTTGTAGAGACACCTGAAGTCAATCTTCCATCTATAGAGAT